GAGTACTATAAAACTATAGTAGAGGAGGACAAAAAATGAGTGGAGACTGTAAAAATCAACCAGTCATTTTTTATTCACAAGAAATGACTGAAGCAAAAATTTATCTTTTACGTCAGCATGGAATTAAGTTAAGAGTGGCAGATAATAAATACTACTATAATAGTGTCACTCGTAATGAAGACATTCAAAGAATTTCTAGAAGAAAGCAGTCTAAGCAGAATCAAGTCTAAGTCTGATAAAGGTGGCATTGCTACGATGTCAGCGTCCAGAGCTGATAAGTCTGCAAAAGAAAATCGTGCAAGAGCAAAGCAGTTAGATAAAGATATCAAGGGTAAGGGATTGCCTGGTGCTACAAAGGTTACTGGTTCATATGTAGAGAAGGGTGATGATGGTAAGGAGAAAAGAGTAAAGGAAAGAAGTCACGTTGTCTCTTCAGGTAAAAAGGGTAAGAGAGCTTTCAAGAAAGCAGTTAAGTCACTCGGTAAGAAGTATGGACAGGACTCCGTATTGACACAAACGAAAAAAACTGGTACACTATCAGCAACAAGGAAAGGTGGACTAGGAACAAAACCAAAGAATAAAAGACCTTTAGGATCAACTAAGAGAGTTGGTTTAGGTAAATTTAAACCACAGGGTAAAAACCCAGAAGGTCAATCACAAATCAAGGGGAAGACTTTTACTTATGGATAAAAAACTTTATGATGATTCTAACTGGAGAGAAGAGTCTCTTCCATACCATACTGGCCGACAAGCAGAGTTATTGAGAGATGGTCCTCATAGTCTTTCTCAATCATGGATGATGGGAGCAATGTATAATCAATGGAAGAAGAGAAATGGTTATGATAAACTTGACCCTAAAGAAAATGAAGGTCAATTGCAGTCATCTATGAAAGAGTTTTTTAAGAGTCAAAAAGATCAAGGTATATGACAATCTACAAAGTGGCACAAAGGGGGTTTGTAACCCTCTTTTTTGCTTTATAATAGGTTCATTGAAACGAACCACATCATGTTTGAAATTAAAATGACTGCTGACGAAATTATTGAAGGTTTGAAAAGTACATATGGCAAAGAGTTCACTGCTGCTGATGTTCGTGGATTCTGTGCTGCTAATGACATTGCTTATCAGACTGTTACTAAAAAGATCAAACAGTTCTCTGTTGGTCGTGGTAAGTGGAATCTAGAAGTTACCACTAAAGCTGTAGAGAACATAGAGAAATCTTTCAGTGCTCCTGCGGTGCAACCTACAGTTACTCAAGATTTAGTCCCAGTTCCTGATCCTACATTTGTTAAATTTGGTTCTTTTTCTGATGTAAAAAAGATACTTACTTCAAAACAGTTCTATCCTACATTCATCACTGGTCTATCAGGTAATGGTAAGACATTTGGTGTAGAGCAAGCTTGTGCTCAACTTAAGAGAGAATTGATTCGTGTAAACATTACTATTGAAACTGATGAAGATGATCTTATTGGTGGTTTCCGTCTTGTTAATGGTGAAACCGTATGGCACAATGGCCCAGTCATTGAAGCACTCGAACGAGGAGCTATCTTGCTCCTTGACGAAATCGACCTTGCCTCTAATAAAGTTCTCTGTCTCCAACCAATTCTTGAAGGAAAAGGTATTTTCCTCAAAAAGATCGGAAGATTCGTCAGTCCAGCAAAAGGATTCAACATCATCGCAACCGCAAACACTAAAGGTAAAGGTTCAGACGATGGAAGATTCATTGGAACTAATGTGCTCAACGAAGCCTTCTTAGAAAGATTTCCTGTAACCTTTGAGCAAGACTATCCATCACCTGTAGTTGAGAAGAGAATACTTGGTGGCATTGCTGCTAATCTTGGTATCACAGATACAGACTTTATTGCAAGACTTGTAGATTGGGGTGACATCATTCGTAAAACATTCTATGATGGTGGTATCGATGAGATCATTTCAACTCGTAGACTAGTTCATATTGTTCGTGCTTACAGCATCTTTAATGATAAGATGAAGTCTATTCAAGTTTGTGTAAACAGATTTGACGATGAGACTAAGCAAGCATTCCTTGAACTATATGATAAAGTTGATGCTGATGTAAATCTTGACAAACTAGAGGATAAGATGTATGATTAATGCATGGAGCCTTGCTTATGACGTACTTAATGGAACACTTGACGAACATTTTCCTACCATGACTGACGATAAAAACAAAATTACACCACAAGAGAGTGATGAGTATGATCCTATCATTTCGGTAGGATCTGGAAACACTGCCTCAGTTTTTACAACTAACTTCTTTGATGATTCACTTGAGAATGTGGAATTCACTGTTGATACTAGTAACTATGACACTTTAAATATAACCTTACCCGATGGTTGCCATGACATTGATCAAGATCCTTGGATCTATGAATCTCCTGATGGTGGTGCAACAGTAACTAGAAGAAAATCAGGTTCTCTGGATAAAGAAGTTGTGCAAGGTAATTACTTTAACACTTCAAATAGAAAGTATAATGAAGATGAGTCTATCCAAGCTCTTAAAGATTATATTTCTACCACTTATGGTGGACATTATACTTCTGACAATAATAACGTCCAAACACTTGACCTTATAGAATCGGTTGGTGATGCAGAATCATTCTGTCGTTCTAATGCAATCAAGTATCTAAGTCGTTACGATAAGAAGGGACAAGCAAAACGTGATATACTAAAAGCACTACATTATTCCCTCCTACTTTATCACTTCAGTGGGCAATTAAATGAAACTCCGAACCGTGGTTATGAAACTTTCTGATAAAACTATCAATCTATTAAAAAACTTTTCGACTATTAATCAGTCGATTCTTTTTAAGCAAGGTAGTAAACTTCGCACTATTAGTGTGATGAAAAATATTCTTGCTGAAGCAACTGTTGAAGAGGAGTTTCCAAAAGATTTTGGAATCTATGATCTTCCTCAATTTTTGAATAGTGTTGTTGTTCTATACAATAATGCTGAGTTTGATTTTGCCAATGAGAATCATGTGGTAATCAAAGAAGGTAGGATGAGATCAAAGTATTTCTTTGCTGATCCTAGTGTTATTGTCACACCACCTGAAAAAACACTTACTCTTCCTAGTGAAGATGTGACCTTTGATGTAAGCACGGAACAACTGGATAAGTTGCTCAAAGCAGCATCATTATATCAACTATCAGATCTTGCGGTGGTTGGTGGAGATGGAGTTGTTAAACTTCTTGTAAGAGATAAGAAGAATGACGCATCTAATGATTTCTCTATTGTTGTAGGTGAGACTAATGATGTATTCTCTTTCAACTTTAAGGTTGAGAATATAAAGATCTTGCCAGGCAATTATGAAGTTGTTGTATCATCAAAACTTCTTTCACGCTTTACAAGTAAGAATCAAGATCTTACTTATTACATTGCACTAGAACCTGATTCTACTTTTGGATAATGGGTAAAGATGTAGAAGCAGGAGGAGAAGATTCTGGATATGGATTTGCTGGTGCAAAGACATACATTGACGATCAGGGATGGAGGCAACGAGCACCTATCTCTGATCGTGAGTGTATAAGATTGTGTTTGTATAATTGTATAAATCTTGCTGGTCTTGATAAAGAACAAGTTAAAAGACTTTATGTAAAATATGGAGGCACAAACATCCTATGAAACTAACTCAAGAAGTAATTGATAAGATTCAGGAAGCTATGCTACACACCAAAATGAATGGTGATGTGAATTGGCAAGATGGTGATGAGATTGAAGTGTGTTTGGGTGGAACCTTTGCTGGTGACAAATTCATAGCTATCCACAATAGGACAAGGAGTAACACTACAAAACGTTAAATTATGTGGTATATTATCTTTTGGACAACACTTATTATGCTAGTATTGATTCGATTGGGATTCTTTAAAACCAAATGAACATCTTTGTAACTAATCCAGATCCACATGTATCAGCAAGAGTATTGCCTGATAAGCATGTGGTTAAGATGCCTTTGGAAACATGTCAAATGCTTTCCATTGTCTTTTCTCATTGGTATTATGACTGGGGTGATGATTTAGTTAAGAAGAAGGATGGAACCCCTTATTCGGTCAAGAAAGGGGCATTCAGGAACCATCCATGTACCCAATGGGCTGCTGCCAGTATATACAATACTGCATGGTTAATTCAACATGGTTGCGCTTTATCTGATGAATACAATCATCGTTATGGTAAGGTACATGGATGTGCCAATGCATTGTTTGAAGCAAAGAAAACATTCCACAAACTTGCAGGTGAAGTGATTACATGTTATTGTATGGTGGAATCATTTACTCGTGCAATGCCTGATGAGTTTAAACATGACACAAGCATTGACACTTTTACTGCTTACAAAAATTACATTAGGAGCAAACCTTGGGTTGCATCTAATTATTTACGTGACGAGTCCAGAAAACCAAATTGGCTATGAAGGAATTTGATTATGATCTCGATTACAAGACCCTTGACTTTTCAGTTAAGAAGAATCGCAAACTTTATCGCATTGGAAGGGGAGAACAAGGAGTGCTATTGGTACGCCCTTATACTAACCTTATTTGTGCTCATTGGAGATTCAAAACTCCTAACGAGGCAGTAGTATCATCTAATAAGATCTATGCAATGTATCTTGACTATAAAGACAAGAAAGACTTTATAGGTATGGATATGTGTCGTAAGTTCCTTGAGATGGGATTCACTCGTGCGAGAAGGTATGCTAACCACAATGATGGTAAGAAGTATGATAGTGAAGGTAATGTGCGTCCACAAGAACCTGATCATGCTACTAGTAAGTATGCACAATCTGCTGGCATTTTTAAAAAGGTCAGAGATATTGTCGCAAAAAGCGACACCTATGTTATAATGAGAAAAGAGTGGAGATCTAATGAGAGATGAATTTTTATGGGTTGAAAAATACAGACCCAAAACAATTGAAGAATGTATTCTACCAGAACAAACTAAAAAAACCTTCTTAGAATTTCTAAATAAAGGTGAAGTACCTAATCTACTTCTTGCTGGTCCTGCTGGATGTGGTAAGACTACAGTAGCAAAGGCACTCTGCAATCAGTTGGGGGTAGATGTATATGTCATTAATGGGTCGGATGAAGGCAGGTTTCTTGACACTGTTAGAAACAATGCAAAGAATTTCGCATCAACGGTCTCTTTATCGTCTGAGGCTAAGCATAAAGTCATCATCATCGATGAAGCAGACAATACCACTCCCGATGTACAACTCCTTCTTAGAGCGAGTATTGAGGAGTTCTCCAGAAACTGCAGATTCATTTTCACTTGCAACTACAAAAATAAAATCATTGAACCCCTCCATTCGAGATGTGCTGTGGTTGAGTTTGGCATTCAGGGAAGGTATAAACAAGACATTGCAATAGCATTTTTCAAAAGATTAAATTTTATTTTAGAACAAGAAAGAATAGATGCAGATAAGAAAGTCCTTGCAGAATTAATCAATAAACACTTCCCTGATTGGAGAAGAGTTCTGAATGAGTGTCAGAGATACTCAGTTGGTGGTAAAATAGATAGTGGTATACTCGCACATTTTAGTGAAGCAAAAGTAGATGATCTCATTAAAAACCTCAAAGCGAAGAACTTTCCAGAAGTACGTAAATGGTGTGTCAATAATCTGGACAATGATCCTGCTGTATTATTGCGTTGCATTTACGATAGTCTTTACGAATCCCTTGTCGTTTCCACTATTCCTGCTGCCGTTCTTATTATTGCGAAGTACCAGTACCAAATAGCATTTGTTGCTGATCAGGAAATAAATATGCTTGCATGTCTTACTGAGATTATGGTGGAGTGTGAATTCAAATGAACACTAAAGATAAAATAGCACAAGCTAAAGAAAGAATTAAAGAGTTGCAAGTAATGATTGATGCATGGGAAGCAACATTACCAAAGAAGAAGTTTGGTGAGAAGAATGACCATGTAGAACCTACGATCACCACACCACATGGTGAGATTAG